TGGATGAATGCTTGATAGTCTGTTGATAGTTGGTTGCTCATACTGTTTCCTTTAAATTAAAAAAGATAGGTCAGGTGCTCTGTAATTAGGTCCCTTTAAAACCTTACCGTCTTCTCGGAAGATAGGATTTCCGTCTTCGTCAAGCTTAGACATGTTGCTGTCATGAACCAACAAGAAGGCATCATAGACTACGTTGTGTCCGTAGTATCCTTCGGCGTGATCAATAGCCTTTGCTACCTTATCTAACACATCAGAGATATTTTCTAGTTCGTCTTCACCTACACAAAGCTGTAGGTAATCGGGAGCCACTAAGTTAAAACCCTCGAAGACATACATCAAGTCAGCAGCCTCTTTTAAGTGTTCCTTTGTACCGATCTTCTCAGCACTTAACTCAGCGTACTCTTCTTCCATAAGTTTAACCCAAAGCCTAGGGTCAATTGAGGCCTTGAAGGTAAGTATAAACTCTTCTATGCAATCCTCTGGAAGGTCTGGTAGGAAAGCTTCTATGTCATCTCTGGTTATCATACTGTGTTACCTCACATTCCTCTAAAACTATATCGTCTATATCGTATATTGCTACTGATAAAAGTTCTTGGAGAACTCTTTCCATTTCCGACATGTCGGCCTCTATGAAGTTAGCTTCTGGATCAACTGTCAGGATTAGTCTGCTCTCAAACCTCATAGTCAGAACCCCTAGTTATATTAATATTAGTCTTCAGGTCAACCATATTCTTTACGCAGTCTATCTAAAGATACAAACTCTGGTTCGTAAACACCATTCTCAATTTCTCTTTTGATAACACAGCCCTTCCACCACTCTAAGTTAGACTGTCCAGCCCAACCTTCTGGCCCTCCTTTGAAGCAACCCGCAACCAAGCCGATAATTGGATTAGGATGTGCAGAATCTTTAAAGTAGATAGAACGCTTGTGACTATGACCACAGGTAGAAGAATGGTTTCTACTTTGGAGTAAGCTGTAACCATGGTGAACGCCAGACATAGCTGACCCAAAGTTACCACTAGAAAAGAAATGAGCATATGAGACACCATCGTAGTCAGCGATAGAAGGGGCTGAGTTTTCGTACTCGTGGTACTCGTCAAACCAGTGGTCCGTTTGAAGATGCCCGAAGGATATCCCGTACTTGTCTCCCTTAAGTCTTGGGTCATGTGCTAACGCCTTCTTGATTCTGTTCTCGTGGTTGCCCTCAAAGCCAATCCAGTACGGCTTCTTATACTTCCTAAGTCCTGGTTTCTTACGTAGCCTATCCATTGCCTCATTGTAGTGCTCAATGTCCTCTCCATAGTTCTGTGATACAATAGCCTCAGGATACCTAGTGTCAAAGCTATTAAGAGATTTCATGTCTGCACCGTCACCTAAGTCAATAACATAGGTAGGATTTATATCATATATAAGATCTCCTAAAAGATCAAACCTATCGTTAGAGATACTTGGATCTACGTGTGCACAACTAAATACTACTGCTGTTTTACTCGACATACTCTAGGACCTTTCTGGTCTGATTGCTTTCGTGGTCCTGTTCTGTGTTACCTAATTCATCAATTAAGAATGGACCAGTCTTGTGTAGTCTTGATACATCATCCATAGCGTCTTTCATGGAGGCATAGTAGTACTCTTCCTCAAACTGCTCATTGTCACAACAGTGTCTGGCTAGGCACAGGTTCCACACACGTCCAAACTCATCATCGTAAGGGCCACGTATTACCTGTAGTATCTCAACCTTAGGTCTGAACTCTTCACTCATCTTTGATCTCCTTCAACCACTCTTCTGGTATTACTTTATCGGCGTACTTAAAACCGTTCTTCTTACACCAATCTCCGTATGAACTTTTAGCACCTTTGTAAAGCTTTTGTTTACTGTTGCTAAATACGAACCTGATATCTAAGTCGGGATGTTGCTGCCTAACCTCTTTGTGTTTGCGCCTGTCTGTAGATACAAAGCGTCCTTTGGTTTCAATTATAATTCCGTTAGCTAGAACAAAGTCAGGAGTGTATGTCCTATACTTCATGTCCAGCCAAGTGATCTTCTCCTTCTCATAGGTGAATACGATCTTCTTCTTACGGAGGAACTTGGCTGTTTCCTCCTCAAGACCTGACCTATACCCAGCTTGAATACCCCGTAACTTATTCCTGTTGTAAGCCACGGCTAAACTCCAAGTCTTCAGCAACCATTGGTTTCTTCACAACGTCAGTAAGGAAGAGGGGCTTGTCGCTGTATATAAACTTCCTTAACTTGGGGTAACACTCCTTCTTAAAGTCACAGTACGAGCAGGCCATAGCTAACTTCTTGTTGCCATTGGGATTCTTGTTAGACTGAGGCACTGGGTCAAAGGCACGTTCTGGTGGCTCCTCTTGGTTTACCATCTCCTTGAGGTGTGCAACCTCCTTGGCCTTGTCTTTCATTTCCTCTGAGAAGTCGTAGACATCCAAGCAGACATGGCCGTTAACTTTATCTATAACAAGGAATGCTCCATGAGTTTTGTTTGTTACAAGGGGATCATCCTTAGCTGCATACACGTAGGATGAAAGCTGGGAGATATACCCGAAGGGATCATCTTCTCTCAGGTTACCTTCCTTGAACTTCTTAAATGCAAAAGGGGATGCTGACTTAACATCAATAGTCATACCGTCAATTACTGCGTCCCTATGACCTTTGATCCCGTGTACATCCATTCTGTCTTGCATACCTGTGACACTGTGGCCAGAGACAGCTGCTATAGTTAGGACTAGCTCCTCAATGATGTCTCCGTAGAAGAACTTGAGAAGTGTGTTGGCTGTCAGTGGTTCCGACAGGTTGGTCTTATTGATTTTATACCACAGTTTTCTTTCGCATTGTGTACCAAGGGCTGACAACGAAAGGTAACCTCTTGGCTCTTGGGGTTTAGCAAACCGTTGCTCTGCCATCGTAGAAATATTAGTGGCCATGAAGTCACCAAGAGTTTTATCCCAGCCGTTATGGCCAAAGATTGTCTGCTCGATGTCATGGACTAGGGTGTCTATATTTTTCATTAGTTACTCCTGAGGTTGGTTGCCCCCACCCAACTAAGGGAAGGGGCTTTCTTGAGCACGAACACACAACAGAACGTGAGGTTAACCTAGAAGGGGATGGCGTCATCTTCAACAACACTAACAACTTTCTTAGGTGCTGTCTTTTTAGGTTTGACCTCTTCTTTGGTTTCTTGGGAGGAGTAACTAGACAGGTCTTTAAAACCACTTGATGAACCGCCACCTTCTGATTCATACTCTACGTGGTCTACAACCTGAACAGCTTCAAGGCGTGAACCAATACGCCCAGAAGAACCAGCGGGATAAACCGCCAAACGAACAAGACCAGTGGAACCATTGCCAATGTAACCATCAGACTCAAAGTCCCAAGGCTGTCCTTTAACATTAGCTACAGTGGGTGCACCACCTTGCCATTCAAACTTACCTTTATGTGGACGAGCAAGTGTTACCTTGGTGCCGCCCTCTACTTGATGAGTAGCCTTAGCGCAGCCAGAAGACCTAAGCTTCTCAGCATTCTCATCATCCATAATGACAGTGACTTTATACTCGCCATCCTTCTCTTCATTCCAAGCAGCACGATCACGGTTATGCTCGAACACTTTAGCCCACTCAAGCACACCAAAGATTTCTACGATTTGTGTTTTAGATTCGTTAGCCATGTTATCCTCATTTAGCTTTGTTACTGGTTTAGTAAGTATCATAGGGTTCTAATGGGTGTCAAGCCAATTCTTTCCTACATCAAAAGATCCTGGTGTAGGTATTTTAAACCCTAGTTCTTGACCCACCTCAAGCATACAGTCAGCTTGAAGTTTGCCTAATGCTTCTGCTTCTTCCTTTGTTCCTATCACCTCTGTTTGATATTCATCGTGTATAAAACCCACTAGCTTGAAGTTGATACCTAGCTTCCTAGCCTCGTCTGTCCAGCGCAGCAAGGTGTACTTCATTAAGATACTCTCAGCATTCTGCAGCATACCAGCTAGAGCCTTGTGTGCTGAAGGAACCTTTACCTTTCTTCCATCATACCCAGTGAAATATCCTTGCTCACTTACAGCGGGTATAAGTTTGTTCTTTAGTTTAGCCAAACCATCAATAGACTTAACGAAGTTATCTCTAGCCTCTGTCGCTTGCCGCTGGTTGACCTTAAGTATCTGAGCGGTCTTAGCAACACCTGCCCCTAGTAGCCAAGCATAGATAAAAGTCTTAGCCATATCCCGTGTAGCATGGTTAAGTCCCAATGCGTGTTTGTTAACGTTATGGATGTCTGTTTCATTCTCCTTCCTACCTTCCATAATAGCTCGTGCGTACTGATCAGCATCAAAGTATCTCCATAAATAATCTGCAAGGACCCGTAGTTGAATTCCGTCTGCATCAGTACCCACCAAGTAGGAGCCACTGGGTGTAGTCCAGCAAGCCCTAAGGTGTGAGTCATACTGTTTCTTCACCTCTTCAACAGCTGTCTTAGGTTCCCCGTGAAAGACTGAAGGGATGTTAGCTGTGTTAGGGTTGTTATGGGAACACCTACCAGTCCAAGCTCCAATGTTATTAATGGTACCGTGTATCCTGTCGTCACTTCCTACTTGACCTAGCCACTCAACCAGTGAACTTCTACGTCCTTCTAAGGTAAGCCATCTAGCCAATGTCTTTGGTCCCTCAGGTGTATCATCGGGTAGGGTGGACAGGTTGTCTTCTGAGACGGTCCAACCGTAGCGTTTGAAGTTATCACTCTTCTCCTTGTACATCTCTTTAGTGATAGGCTTTTTATTCTTACCGTATGGGTCTCCAACTGACATGCGTTCAAAGTTATACGCTGTCTTAGTTTTATCCAATGGCTTCCAACCAGCCTCCCAAAGGGCATCAATACGATCCTTAGTAGAACCAGGGTTAAAGTCAATCCAGTTAAAGCATAAGAGATCACCTCCATCCTTTTGGGTCAGGTCATACTTTTCCTTGGCCTTCTTTACCGAAGCCATCTCTTCTCCGTCCTGTTTAACTCGGTACTTGATTGTGTTAACGAGTGTCATCTTAGGTGGGAAGTCTACCCTAAACTGTTCTTCCAACTGCTTTAGCTGCACCTGCACTGCATTAAGAAGGAACTCAGCTTTGTTGGAATCAAACTGAAAGCCGTAGTGCTTTGCCCTGACTAACTCAATCTGTAAGTCATGCTCCGCCCTCAGAGACTTACGCCAATCAGGGTTCCAAATAACAGAGGAGAAGTGTTTGTACAAAGCCTGTGAAACTTCGATGTCCTGATACCAGTACTCAACCATATCAGTACTCCATTGAGTCCAGTCGTTGTGGTCTCCTTTGTAGTCACCTAGTCGTGTACCCCAAGCCTGTAAACTGTGTCGGTTCTTGGCACCTTTGGGTATAGATATGTCATAGTCAATCAAGCGACTAATAAGCAAGGTGTCCACAATTTTCTTTGGGTCAATCAACCTAGGCTTGAGTAAGCTATTCAGTTGCACCGCATCAAACGACAGGAAGTTATGACCTACAATTAGATCAGCTGCCTTATACCATTCTATTGCTGCCGCTTTAGCTACAGGATCTTCATGACAATTGTCAAAGCGAGTGACCTCACCAGTAGTAAGGTCCTTGCCGCCGCAAATCCAAAGCTTCTTGCAGTTACTTAGGCCTTCTGTTTCGATGTCACTTACAACAATTCTCATACCTGAAATGAAACCTCCTCTAGTATAGTTGTGTCTGGATCATAGTAGACTGAACCAGCCTTGCCTAACTTAGCGAAGGGTCTGTTCTTGTCAACAGTAAAGTAAGTTGTATTTCTTTCTGACTCTTCCTCAGCCTCAGTGTCTCGCTCAAGCTTAACGCAGACGATAGCCTCTTCCTCAAGGGATGCTGCATACTTGGTGCGTCCATCATCATTGACTTGTGAGATAAAGATAACACCTATATTTAGTTCCTTTGCAAGCTGTGCCATACGTGCACCAAGAGTTGTAAGAGTACTGGTAGCACCCTCAACCCCTGCGTTTGACAGGTAAGCCAGACGTTGCACGTGGTCAATAAAGATGAAGCTTGCACCATAAACTGTAGCAGCCAGACGCACGTAGTCTAGTAGCTTCATTGGGTCATCATGCGCTTGCATCTCAAAGATAATAGTCTGATCATCTCGTGCTGCTATCTTAGCTGCGAGTATTACATCATCCTCACTAACGCCATTCTCAGCTGCATCCTCTTTAGTACGGACGTTACAACCTAACTCGTATGTAGCCATAGAACGATACGTTGTAGACTTCATCTCCTCCATGTGTAGCAGAGCTATCTTAGCTTCCGACTTAAGAAGACCAACCTCAAAGTATCTAATCAACTCTGTCTTACCCTGACCACGGAGAGCCTTAATGAAAGTAAGACCACCCTTTACCAGACCACGTATCTTATCGTCTAAAGCTGTGTGACCAGTGGGAACGTACTCGTAAGGGTTCTCTGTCTTGATTGCCTTCTCTACCTCAACGTCACCAACAAAGAAGTTGTCGGGAGAAAACCTTTGAGGCTTAACTGCAGCCCACTTGAGGTCATCTTGATCACCCGCCTGAAGAAAGTCATTAGCATCTTTGTGTTTGGTCAAAGGTACATAGTAAAACTTCTCAGGGAACAACTCATAGAGACGAGTGGCTGCACCTTTACCTGCATCATCTTGTTCACCAGCATACACAATCTCTTGGAAAGAGTTTAAGTAATCAAAGTTACGTTTGATAAACTTATCAGACAAGGATGCAGAAGGTATGGACTTGACAGGGAAGCTCTTACCTAACGCTTGGTATAGAGATGCAGCATCAAACTCACCCTCTGTCAGGTACAGTCTCTTGCTTGAACCAGCATTGAAGTCAGGGCCAAACAGATCTTGAAGCGCACCTTTCTCCTCTGTCCAAAACTTCTTCTCGTCATAGCCTCTATACTTTACATTAGACGGGTACTTAAATGCGTAGCGTACAGCATCACCATCACTATCCATCTGTATCTGGATACCAAATAGCTTACAAACATCAGAGTCAATACCTCGTATGCCTGAGAAGGTAGCAGAAGATATTTGTCTTGTGTGTACTGGTGGTTTGATTGTGTTTACTGGATAGGTTTCCTCCGCCCATTCGGATATGTCTGTCCTAAAGTTAGGCCGTGGATACTTACCAGGTTTACCTGTCTTAGACTCACACACATGGCAGAAGCCAGACTTAGTTGTGGTACTGTAGTAGAAACCATCTGAGCTTCCGCAGTCTTGGTAAGGGCAGGCAACCCTCTCGATATCAAACTTTTTCTCATCCATAGCCATCATACTATATCTCCTTCCGCCCAATCGCTCCACTCTTCTGGTTCGTATCTTTCTTTTAAGTCTTGCTCAAACTTAACATCATTGAGGTGTCTCTTAAGGAGTAGTACCACATCCTCCCATGTCAGTCCATTGTCAACCATAAGGCGAACAGTAATTGCGAAGTGTACGTTATTCTGTGGTTCTCGTGTTGTGCTGTTCATCGTTAGTATCCCATCTGTCTTGCTATAAATAGACCCTCAGTCTGCTGCAGGGACATGACAATGTCAAGAAGTTGTTGGTGCGTCATCACTAGCATCTCGTATTTGTCTAGGCTATCGTCCCACTGCCTCATGAAAACAATACCTTCATCGTCTAGTATCATCTCAACATCATCCAACTGGTCTGTCTCATCAAGGACACGTACAACTGAAGCATCGTGTTCAAATTCTACAGTAAACATAGGACCCCCTAGAAAATAAAGAAAATTGTTAGAGCTAAAAGCAGAAGTTCCATCACAGTTATTTAACCTCATCTATCAGTATGTTAACGTGTGCTATGTTGCCTTCAACACGAGTAATAACATAGTCTAACCCAGCCTTAGTGAGTAACAACCTCAGTTGACCAATAGGTATCATAACCTTTCCTCCCCATTTAGTTGATTAATACGCATCTGACAGTACCTCTGCACCTTTTCCAGATCAATTATCTCACTTTCTACCTGTGTCTTACCCTCATACAACTTGTAACCAGAACGGCTAGCATACTTTATAATGTTACCACGCCAGAAATCAAAGCCATTACGCATGATGTATGTGATAGGCTCAATCTTCCACCTAGCATAGTGCTCAGGTTCGTTTACGATATCACCCTCATGTTCCGCTAACACTGTGTTACTAAACTCGTGGTCTCTCATTGTACTATCCTT